GTGTCTTTGAAGACACCCTCCCTAATATTTCCTTCTTTAATTACCCGTAACGGAATAATACGAAGTTGTTTGCACCCAAGGTACATACGCAACGCTCAGAAAGGAAGTTAACCTCCATTGCATCCAAGTCGCTTGTTGCAGCACCACCGGCAGAACCTGTAATCCAAGTTTTGTATCTGCGGTCTTCAGCTTCAGAAGCACGGTAACGAACGTGTAAGAAAGGACGCTTAGCGTTCTTGCCCATGATTTGGTCGTACACTGAAGTAGAACCTGCAGGAACCATCAAACCTGTGATAGTACCGGTTGCAGTTGCAGCAGTAGTATTTAAACCACCACGCATTGTTGGGTCATTTAGGTATTTCCAATCAGACTTGTAGAAGTCATAACCTCTACGGAAACCTGTGAAACCTAAGTTTAATGACATGTCTTTATCATTATCAAATAAACCGTAAGAAACTCCACCCGCAGCATTAGAAGATTGAGCTCCTAACATATCATCAACCTCAAAAGAGAATTGACGGTTTAAGAACAATACATTCTCTTCAATAGCTCCTTGTTTGTCAAGTCTTTGGATAATAGCATCAAAATCAGCTAAAGAAACTGGGTTACCACCGCCCCAAACATTTCCTCTGTCATTGATAGCGTAGAAAAGACCTTCAGATCCTTTGTTACCTACAGCTCCACCAGCAGCAATAGCTCCAGATCCAGCTTCAGCAGGAACTGCTTCAATCATACTCATTTCTAAGTAATCTTCGAAACGTAAACGAGTTTCGTGCTCTGATTTAATGTACCATAAGTATCCAGTAGCTCCGTTTTCAGTAGTTACTTCAACCCATCCGATTTGAGCCATGTCAGATCCAGAAACAGCATATTTATCTTTAATGATAATTGGGCTATTTTCAAAGATATCATCAACTGATTCAAGAGATTCTTGCATTCCTTCAGTTCCTTTTTTAAATTCAGAACCGTAAACGAAAGCAGTAACTACAGCAGCGTTAGCGAATGTTTGTCCACCAGCTTCGTAGTAAGCAACATCAAATGTACCAGCTGTATAGTTTACAGCAGTAATGATAGCTTTGTTAGAGTTAGCAGCAACAGCGTTGTCAGATAAGAAAACAGTTTGACCTACTCTGAAAGCAATTTGCCCAGAAATAGTATCGTTAACTGTAATTGTAGCTGTATCCGCTGCAGCATTTGAGTTAGAGTCACAATTTACATATTTAGTATGTAAACGACCTTGTTCTGCCCATTTGATAAGGTCAGAGTTAGATGGCATCTCTGCTCCAACTGCTCTTAAGAAAGAAGCAACAGAACGGTTACCATATCTTTCGAATTCTTTTTCGTAAGTATCTGGAAGATACTGATTCAAGAAATCAAAGTTTGTAATGTAGTTAGTTGAAAGAGTTTTTCTTTCAGCTGATGGGGTTAACGAAAACCCAGGGGTTGGCAATACTGACATAATTTTGTTTTTTAATGTTTAAGACTTCTAATTTTTAGTCCTCTACCACTATCACTATCAGAAGCAACTACTTTAAATCCTGATTGACCAGCAGACTGTGGAACACTTCTTGTTTCCATGTCTATATTCTTAATTTTTTTTGCACTATCTAATAGTGCATCGGTCTTGCCTTGCTCATAAAAGAACTTAGCCATTTTCTCAGGATTCATAGCCGCAGCTAATGAACGATGATAACCTTTAGCATCTGATATTAGTCCATTTTCATCTAAATGTTTAGAAACAAAATTTGTAACATCTGATTGAGCTTTCATTATTTCTGAAACATCTCCTGGCAAAAACGTGATACTTTTGTCTCCAACATTAAACTCAAAACCTTTGAATTCATTAGAGAAAACTTCTTGCGTTTTCTTTTGAAAATATTCAGACTTTCTACGATTCTCTTGCTCATAGGTCTGTGATTCTTGAACGTATTTCTTGTAAGCATTGTAACTTTCTGATTCATCATCTGAAACTAGGCTACCTTTCGACTCGATAGGTATTCTGTACGCTTCTTTTGAATCTTCAAAAAATTTCTTTGCTTTAGCAAGCTCTTTTTTCTTAGCTATTTCTTTCTTCTTAATGTCCTTTGGATCATCAAGATCCTCATCATAAGCAAATTTATCCTCGATCATATACGCGATATCATCCTTGTCTAAATCTTCTTCTGTTTGAGAATAGTACTCAGCTAATAATTGATCTGGATCAAGATTATCAAAGTCTCTGTTTAATTTAACAAAATCTTCTATACCTCTACCAGTTTCTTTTTTATATTTAAAGAATGCAGAAACATCACTAGGTAATTCTTCTACATCATCTCTTTTTTGAATTAACTCGTCAATAGAGTTAACTTCCTTATTATATCTATTCTTAATATATGAAAGAACGTCTGAATCTCCATATTCTTTAGGAGCTTCTTCTTCAATTACAACTTCAGGTACTTCTACCTCTTCATGTTGTTTAAAACTTTCTTCGTGCTTGTCTAAAAGTTCTTGTTCAATTTCTTGAATTGACTTTTGTTCAACAGCACCTAATTCTTTTACTGTGAAATTTTCCATTTAATTTGATTTTAATTTAATTCTAACTTATGTTAGTTTATTATGATACTATAGATGTTATTATTCCATTAACAACAGTTACAGTTTTACCATCTTGAGATACAAAAGAGCCACTAGCAGCAGTTTGTAAAGCAATAGTACCATCAGCATCTGGTAAAGTAATAGTTCTATTTGCTGTAGGTGTAACTGCTTGTCTTAAGTTAGTTGTTTTTAATCCAGAAGAATTTTTTGTTAATGTGATTTTAGTTGTTTCTACAACTATTTCATCAGATGATGAAGTATTTTTAACAGATAATCCACTTGCTGCGTCAAAAACTCCAATGGTAAAATTATCTGTAGTCATTGTTCTTCCTGCATCAAATGCTTTTTGAAGACTAATATCACTTGTTAAAGCGATTGTTCCAGCTGCATCAGGAAATTTAATTGTTCTATTTCCTGTTAATACATCTGGTAAGTTTAAGTTAATGTAATTTGTACCATTATTTAATTGAAAATAATCAGGATTTAATAATGTATATCCAAAACCAACTGTACCTACCGCAATAGATCCAGCAGTTATAATAGTTTCATAACCTGAAGCTGTAATAGTATTTCCAGAATCAGTAACACTTTGTAAAGTTGGTACACCACTTGGAATGTCACTTAATAAAGCAACTATACCACTATTATTAGGAAACTCAATAACTTTTGAACCAGATAATGAACTTGATGGAATTAACTCTAAACTATTAACACCTGCTGCTTTACCAAATGATAATTTATCCGCAGTTAAAAATGATTCGTCATTAGTTATTAGATTAGCAATAGAAAAAGAAGCTGAAGTTATCATTGACTGATAGCTTGTAGTCGTAACTGTATTCCCTAAGTTAATAGTTTGTTGTAATGTTTGAGTAGCAGGATTTCCAGCAGGTCCTTGAGGACCAGTTGCTCCTTGAACTCCTTGAATACCTTGAGCACCTTGAGATGCTAATAAAGCCCAGTGAGTAGTATCTAAATTAGGAGTAGTAGTTCCTGAAGTTGCTAAAATACAAAACCAAGACGCTCCATTATATCCTACTGCATCATCTGAAACATATGATGTTCCAGAAACCCAAGCTCCTTGCCAGTTTAATCCCGCAGGTCCAACAGGTCCAATAGGTCCAGCAGGTCCTTGAACTCCTTGTGGTCCAGCTGGTCCAACTGGTACAGAAATTACAATATCCTCAATTGTATAAGGTTGTGTTTCTCTATTAAGTACAGCAGATTTTCTTTCAACTAAATCTACTGACGTTGCTATTCCTATAAATCTAGTTCCACTAGGTACTTGCTGAGCCATATCTTATTTTTTTTTGCAAAGTTAAGTATTAATTTTATATATTATTTAGCAGTTCCATTTATCTAACGCTAACTTTTTTCTTGTTGGTTCTCCATTAGGTTTCTTCATTGGACCAGGCATTCCAGACATTCTAGCACAGAAAGATTTTCTACGCATAGCATCCTTACTTCCAGGTTTTAATTTAGATGGAGGTGTTGTAACTGCCATCTTTAGTTTACTTCCAGGATTTTCTTTTCTATATGAAGCTACTCCTTTAGCGTTTAAACCACCTGTCTTACTTTTTCCCTCGGCTCTTTGCCATGCTGCTGTTTTTGCCATTTATCTTTTTTTCTTGTTTAAGCATTTCCGCTGTAGGTTTCTTTCCAGAACCTTTTCTTGCACGAATATTATTCCACAATGAATTCTCTACTCCTAATTTATTTATCATTATCTTGGTCCGAATTGTGAAAAATCAAACGAATCTAAACTATCATTAGTAGATTCAAAATCTACTGGAGGTAAATTATTCTTACGTTGATCTATCAGTTTTGATTGTTGTGTATTCTGTAAGCTAACTCTTTTATCTTTAGCTTCTTCTTTCATTTTTTCTTTTTCAGTTAATGTGTTTACTTCAACACCTTTTAACTGCATTTGATAATTGAACTCAAGCTCCATTAACTTCATCTTAAGATCAGCCTCACTCTGCATCTTCTGAATATCAAAAGCTGATTCAGCTTGTTTTACTTGAAGCTTAGATTGAGTCTCAGCCTGAACCTGTTGCAATGCATTTTGAGCAGCAGCCTGTTGAGACTGTTGTTGAATCTGACCTTGCATCTGTTGAGCTTCTTGAGCCATCTTTTGTTTCTGCTCTTCTCTCTTCTTTCTTTTTAATTTAAGAAGTTGATTAGCTAACTTAAGATTTCTAACCTCTCTAATATCAATAGCATCCTCTAAAAGTATAGAGTCACGAGATAATGAAATTTGAATGTTTTGTTCTAGCTGAGCTTTTTCTTCTTCATCAGGTGTAACTTCTATAAAGATTCCAAAGTCATAGATATATAGATCCTTAATATTTTCTAAAATACCAACACTATATCTTCCAATCTGATTAATAAATTCTTCTTTAAAATCAGAGTATTCTAAAATATCAGCTACTCTATAAGATATAGCTTCTGATAATGAACGAGTTATATATAAACTAGATTCTAATATGTGTCTTGTAGCAGTATTTGAATTTAATGCAGCTAACTTTTGAACACCAACTAAAGCATCAGGGTTTGGAGTAGATCCATCACGAGCTTCATTTAATCCAGTTACATCACGAATCATTCCTAGATAGTGGTTGTAACTTCCAATTAAACTCTGTAGCTTACCTTGACCAGAATTTGTATTTAATTCTTGGATAGGAACTCTAGCATTATTAAATTCTCCATCACCAGTATAGCTTCTACCAATAACACTACCTGTTTGGAAGTATAATCTTAAAGCATCTTCTGGATTGTATGCTGCTCCTGTACCTAAATCAACTTCGTTGATACCATCTGCATCAATAAATACACCATCAGGAACAACCTTAGCTAATACCTGTTGCATTTTTAAGTGAACGATCTGAATCAAATCAGCAAATGGAATCATTCTTTTTACTAATGATTCAATGTTGCCTTTATACATTCTTGGAGCACATGCTACATAATTAGGTATTGCATGTTGTGTAGCAGACTTAGGTCTTACCATGTTTTTAGATAACTCCCACTTAAGCATAATGTTAGTACCAGCTACCATTATACCATCATACCAAACATCAATTGTTTTTTCAACCTTTTCAAAGTTACCCTCGTCCATCATCTCTTGTGGTGGATTAAAGGTATCATCCTTCGGTATCATTTTTTCAGCACCGTTCTCTAAAGTTTTTTTCTTATAAACTATCTTCTTAGTAGTCTTAAAGTTGAAATATAATAATGTAGCTACATCTCTATTGAACATGCTATTATTATATCCTTGTGATGAGTTGTAGTAACTATCCCATGACTGACCGTACTTAGCTATCTCGTCTAATTGATCGTTAGTAAGAGTAGGATCTATTTTAAGAAGCTCAGTAGTATGTACTGTTTTAACTTCTCCCCAATAGAAACAATCTTTGAAATATGGATTTTCTGTATAGCTGTAAACAACATTAGCTGGATCAACATACTCTATACGAACACCGTCACCAGGAAGAAACATATGCTTAGCCATACCAACACCAATTGTTGCTATATCTAAATCAATACTCTTTCTAATATCATTATACTTATTATCGTCAAATATAGTATTAATAGCTTGCTCCTCTGCGATTTCTATAGCAGGCTTGTAGTTAAGCTGCATGAACAATGATAACTCATCATCTGTTTCAGGAAGTTGGTCAACAGGAGTATCGAATGCATCGATTCCAAACTGATTCTTTACTTGAAGAAGTAAATCTTTAGCAGCCATATCTGTTTGAACAGCTTCTTGAAATTGAGAGCGTTTATCAGTAGACATTGCATCTTGTGCATACGCCTTAACTTTAAACATTCTATCAGTCATTCCATTTACTACAATATCAATAAATTTTGGTATTATAGGAACTGGAGTCCAGTCTAAGTTTAAGTGACTTAAATCTCCATCAACAGATAGTTCATTCTTGTATTTACCAACAGATTGCTCTCCTCTAGCATATAGTCTAAGTTTATTAAAGTTTGCACGTTGGTCGTAAAATTTACATCCATTGCTATCTTTTCTAAACCACTCGTATTGAATACTTTGACCAATTATCAATCCATATTCATACGTCTCCTTTTCTTTATCAGAAGCAAACAGGTTTGGAAAGCTTACAGGGTTAATCTTTATACTTACGTCCTTCATTTATCTTATTATTTCGCTATGGGTTCCGCTATTATTATACTTTGCAAAGTTAAATATTATTTTCGATTCTTTTTTGACTTGAGTATACATGTTTTTTTGATTAGCCATAATAGCTAATCCTGAGCTAATTGCAGCATCAAACTTTGTTCTATTGTTTATATCAAACCTAGCCCACTCCTCTATTGTTCTTGAAAAATACATTGATCCCATCTCATCTGAGTCTCTATATGTTCCCTCTAAATCAAGTCCTACATACTTCTCTATATATGATTCAATAGCAGATGCGTGTGACTGCTTTACATCTTCTGATGAGTTAGGAATACCTCCAAGCTCTCTCTCTGTCTTAGATAAATTATTAAAACTTTTGTCAGGTCTATTCATTGAGAAACCTCTATATCCTCTATTCTTAAAATGATATAGTAATCTTGGTTTATTGTTCTCTACAAGTATAGGCATTCCATAAAACACACAAGCCATAAGAACATCCTCAAAGAATATCTCAGCTGTCTGAGGTCTTGCTATATACTCTAAGAAGAAGTGATTACTCGGAGCATTATCCATGTTAAACTTAGTAAGTCCATGTAGAGATCCATTAGATCCTCCACCACCTACTGTACCAGATATGTCATATGGATCACATCCAAATGCACCAATATGATCGTTACCAGGATACTTATTTCCATTCTTATAAACTATATTATTCTGTAAACTTTTCTCTGGAATCCACGATACTGTAAACCTTCCTCTTGGATCTGGAGTCCAAATAACCTTAGTATCCTTCTCTCCATTTAGCCAACTAAATGATCCCTTTGTAAGAACTCTATCCTTTATAAGAGAGTCGTTATAGTCTATCTGTTGATATAACTTTGTTAAATTAAATATCGATGCCTTACTCTCATCTCTAAACGCGTGAGACTCTGTTCTTGAGAACTGTCTATAGAACTCATTAAGAGCATCTGCATCACTCTTCAAAGATGCAACCTCATTCTCCCAATAGTCAATGGCACCATCTGTAATCATGTTGCCATCGATTCCAAGTACTGGTTTCTCTGGCTTTCTAAATACTGGCATACCGTATCTATCTATGTATCCCTCGAAGTTCCACTCCATTGGTATATATAGTGAGTACATTCCAGACTTTGTTTGACCATTGGCGTTACGAGTCTTTATATTTGATTCTTCGTAGAGTTTCTTGAAGTTAGCTCCTCCCTTTTCAAGTGCATTAGGAGTAGATCCCATCATACACTTACCAATAATCTTAGAACCCAATCTAAGACACGTCTTAGTTACACGCCAGTTATTAAGAATGTTATCAGGCTTAATCCATTTACCAGACTCGTCATGAACTAGTAAAAGAAGTTTCTCACCATCATAGCTGTTGTCTGCTGTATTCTTCCAGTCAATAGTAGTATCAAGACCTTTTATTTCTTCTGTGGTCTCGTTGTTTTCGTACATGTTCTTCTTGGTAATCTTAGCGGCAGGTACTCTAAAGGCAAGTTCTGTCTTTGGTTTATCCATACCGTCCTGAATAGGCTTGAAGAAGAATGGATAGTTGCTTATGATAGGAACAACCTTATTGGTAAACATTGTCTTAGCATCGTTACCAGTCTTTGATAGTATCCCAAGTCTTGCATCCTTTGCAAGTGTTCCTGTGTTAGATAGCTCATTAGATCCCATAAACGAGAACCCAGAACGTCTAATCTTTAGATACACCATTCCAAATGATCTAGGATCAGCCTTACATGCCTCCCAGAATATATAGTATATCCTATTGGCTTCACGATAGTCTGGAAGACCAACGTCAATCTTAGTCCACTGAACATACATGTAGTGAGATCCTGTGATGTATGTAGGAACTCCGTTATTCATAAAGAAAAAACCATTCTCTCTCCTATCAAACTCCTCCTCAATATAATCAACCCACTTATCTTTAAATGATTTAGGCATTGTATGCCAGTTAAAGATGGTCTTTATATTACTAAGTTCTTTAGGGTATTCGAATGGTTCCCAGTATTGGTTCTCAGGTTTTTTGTCGCGTTTATATACTATATTTGCGACAGAAGGAAGAGCTATATTTAGTCCGTTTATGTTATAGATATCTCCAATGGTACCATCCTTAGAGATGATTACCATATCGTACTTCTCGTTATAACCATACTCCCAACTCTTAGCCTTGTTTTTGTTTACAATAACTTGTGGTGGAATATGATCGTGAACTATAGTATATAAACTATTTTGATCTTCTTTCTGCAAATCCTTGTATTTTATTTTCTTCTTTTACAGGAGCTTCATCAGAAAGTTTTTCTCTTTCTAGCTCTATCCTGTTTAAAATTTCAAAGGCATCAAAAATTGCTAATTTTTTAGCTGAAGCAGCGTTCTTTAGTTTATCTGCTGACAGATCTGTTCCGTCATCCTCTGGTTTAAGTATCTGATCAGATGCAACCTTTATAAGTTCCATGACAGCTTTTTCTCCAGCGTCTATAATTTGTAATTTGATTTCTTTTAATTCCATTTTATTGTAATGTTATTTGTAAACATCCTATATAATTTTTCATCATTTATATAGAATGGATATTCGCTATTTGGCTCAAATGAGACCTCATCTCCAACAGATAGACCTAGATCTACTAATTCTTGATTTATGTACTCTATCGTACCAATAAGTGGCTCCTCTTGGGTGTTTTTATATATAATAGATTCCTTAGTTTTTACTGGCTTAATAAAACAATACTTTGAATGAGCACTCCACTTGTTATCGTGAAAGTACATAAAGAACTGTTCGTTGTCTACCATAAACAAGTCATCCTTTAAAAAACTAGCACCACTCTTCTCTCTACCTTTCATATCATAATATAATTTAAATACATTATGATGTACAAGAAGCAAATCTCCAGGAACTATATCTCCATTATAACCAACAGGAGTAGATACAACTACTCCTATTCTATTAGATACGGTATGATCTTCTTGAGACGTGCTTACAATTAAGTTAATACCACCTATTTCTTTAGTGTTATTATATCGCTTACCATCTAATGGCTTAACGATAAAGCAATAAGGAGATTTCATTAGAAATTTATATTATATTCTATAGATACTGGCATGTTAGAATTAAATTCTTTCCAAAGCAAAACTTCTTCAGAATCATTCTCTATCCAAATTTTAAAACTATCCTTTGATTCATCAAAAAATATAAGATGAACCTTGTGAGATCCATTTAAAACATCTTGCCCATGAATATAACTCATTGCATTCTTATAATCTGGACCTATAGATATTTTACGGATATCCATTAGTTATATACTTTAATCTCTATAGATAGCTTAGTAAATCCATCTGAGTAGTTATTCGCTATCGGATCAAACAAGAATAGCTGTATCTCATTAGGAGATATATTACCTACCATGTTTATCTTGTAAGTAGAGTTTGTAGCCTGTACTAATGTTTTATTAGTTGGAAATGCTGCAGTCAATGTTCCTAAATACATTCCAGCTGAGGTTCTAGTCCAAACAATTGGAGATCCCAACGTGTTTTGCAAAACTGTAGCAACTGGATCTAAATTACTAGACTGAGTAAGTATAGCATTATATATCTTATAAGGAACAGTAAGATCAATAATATCTTGTATACTAAAGTTCTTTGTTTCTTTGTGATTTTCAAAATCAGTACCTATTAATAAATCGTCTATTGTAGGTGTTGATACTAATGGATATGCACTAATCTTGGTCATTTATTTCTCCTGTTTGTAAGTTTATATTTACGTTTCCGTACTTTTCGATTAACGTAGCTTCTAATTCTTTATACTGAGCAGATAAAGCGTCTAAATCTCTAAAAAATTTATGCTTTGCTAATTCAGCTTCAGCGATTGAAACCTTTGCTTCGTTAAATCTAAGACTTAAGTCTTTTAAATTTTCTAATTCTTCTGTTGTTACTGTTTTCATTTTATTTAAATTTTTTACAAAGATATGAATTATTTTTATATATTAAATATTTATTAATTTTCTTCTATTTCATTTTTTATAAAATTACTACCATTATATATATAGTCAATTTCAATTGTATCATCTACCTCAATACATAATAAGTCTGTCATACTTGATGGATCGATAGTAGCAGCCACAATATTAACTACAATTCCTTTTTCAATTATTGCGTATCTTTTATTCATTATATTATTTTAAAAATATGTTACTACTATACAAAATCCGTCTCCACCTCTACCCCCAGCACCAGAATTTGCTCCATTTGTAGAAGCTCCACCACCAGCACCACCAGCACCAAATGCACCAGCACCACCAGTTCCTCCAGTAACAGTTCCTAATATATCTCCAGAGCCTCCTCCAGCTCCTCCATTAGCATAAAATAAATTTGACGCACTATTTGTTATAAATGCCCCAGCATCTCCAGCGGAACCAACAGCACCTCCGTTCGCGGTAGTTATTATTTGTGCTGACGCTGCACCAGTTATTCTATTTCCTTGACCAGCTGTAGGTGCATTTGCAGCGGTTATTCCACCACCATAAACGCCAGAATTTAAAGGTCTTAATACAACGCCACTAACACCTCCTCCAAAAGCACTAGGTCCAACTGATCCAGATGCGTAAGATCCAGAAGTAACTAATTGACTAAAAATATATGATCCAAATGATGAACTTCCGCTATTACTTACATTAGTACCTCCAGCTCCTCCAACACCTGTTGATGTACTTATTTTTGATGTTGCAGCTGTACCAGTTCCTCCAAAATACGAAGTTAATCCGCTTGATCCAGTTGCTCCGTTTGTATTGTCTATAGCAATAGCAGCACCTCCATTACCACCAGTTCCAATCCAAATATTCTCCGTTGACGATAATGAAGTAGCGTTCATTTTTGCTGACGTTATTGCTCCAGACGCTCCACCACCGCCACCATATCTAGCCGTTAATGTTGCTCCTCTTCTACCTGAGCCACCGCCACCGCCACCGC